GATATAATTTTTATGCGTGTTCCGAATGCTTGTAAGATGGCTAATATTTCAAAGTTTGTCGTGCGAAAAGATGATAAACCAAGTTTATTTCAATGTTATTTGTATGGTATACGATTAAATGGTCTTATGACATCAATATCAGTAAATTCTGTAGACATGCGATCTCAAAATTATATTGTTAGAGAGCGTAGTGATCCAATTTATGGTGAAACTTTAAAGGGTGATCAAATACAAGTTCCACGTTGTTATTATTATGATAATTGTAATACTGTTAATGGCGATTGTGGAATGTTAATGATGAATGCTGATGGTCGTATGAATGCACGTAAAATAATGGGTATGCATGTTGCTGGCTCAGTTAAGAATGGTTCAGGTGTATCTAGTATCCTTTATTCTGAGGATTTTGAGGAAGCTATTGCTAAATTTTATCCAGTGCAAGTGCCCATTTTTATGGAAGCTCATGCACATGGCTTTGGCGATTTGAACGACTGTAAAAGCAAGTGTTTAGATGGTATGAGTAATTTATTCCGAATTGATGGACTGTATGGAGAAACAACAATTAATGGTCGACAACGTAGAGTTAAAATGACTATACCATCTAAAACTAAGATAAGTAAGTCTGTGGTTTATGATATTATGGAAGAAGACTATGGATTAGCCTATGGTGCTCCAGCACAACTTAGTCCTGTAACTGTGGATGGAATTAAAATTAGTCCATTTGAGAAGGGAATATCTAAATTAATTGTAATGACTAGCGATGTTTCTTCTTATGACAAACAAAACATTATTGATCATATGTTTTATAGTATACAGAGCTGGGAATCACCATATGTGCGTACGCCAAGAGTGTTATCAGATGAAGAAGCTATTAATGGGTACGGAATTTTAAATCCTATAGATTTGAGCACTAGTCCTGGTTTTCCATATACCTTGATTAAAAATGGTTTGGGAAAACATCCATGGTTTGATTTACTTAATGATAAGTATATTATGAAAAATGAACTTTTGACTTTATATAGTGAAAGAGAGCAAATGGCTAAAAATGGATTGATAATGGAAACGATGTTTGTTGATACTTTAAAGGATGAAATTAGACCTATAGATAAAGTATTGGCTTGTAAAACTCGTGTTTTCCAGGTTGGACCTATGTGTTTATCACTTTTAATGCGGAAATATTTTGGTGAATTTATTTGTCATTGCCAGAGCACGTTTATAGAAGGTGAAATGGGTATTGGCATCAATCCTAATAGTTATCAATGGACTTTATTATTACAACGTTTAGTTAC